AGCGGGCTTTCTGTAGTGCGGGATAGCCAAACCATCACCATTCATTAGGCACGACACCAACGCCAGGCCCTGTTGCTCAAAATGGTTATTGAGCCGCATGGTATCGCAGAACCGCGAGGATGCCCAAAAATTAAACTCGTTTTGGAATTGGATCTCATAGGCCCGCGCCTGTTCCTCTGAAATGCCCAAAATCTGCCTGTCAACCTGACTTTTCAACCGTAGCCCCGCGCCGATTACGTTCGTCCTGTTCGTATTGATTGCCGAGCGCGCGATTGGCGCAGACATCACCAAATCCCTGGAACGCTGGCGCATGGTGTCTAAGTTGTAATCAATATCTTCCTGCGGGGTTCGGCTGGAGGCATCCCACCCAGAATACGCCTTTTTCCGGTGGCTTCCTGCAGAATGAGAATAGCCAGTGTTTACAAACTTCTGTATAGCCGCCGAAGCGATGCGCGCTTGCTGGCGCTTCATGCCGCGCACAGGATCAACGGCCATAACAACCTTGTCAAGAGCATTCAAATGTGCCTCACCCCTTTACAAATCCCTGGGAGTTACTCGGAAAGCATGCCGCTTTCCTCCCGACTCCAGGAATGTTATTTCTTTGTCCAATCCAGCGATCTCTTTCTGTATAAACTCCAACTCCGCCCGGCGATTGGTGAACGTGCCATTGCGGTATTCCTGGCTACTCAACACCTGCTCCTCCGCTTTTCGGTACAATTCGCGGCGGCGCTTCAAATCCTCCATGCGGGCCTTATTACGCGCGTTCATATGCCTCTCTTCACTACTCCTCTCTGGCGCTTTTTCTTGGGCGCTGCCGTAGCAGTGCGCGAACTGAGAGATGGATTGCGAATTTCCAAAGCTGCGGTATTATATACACGCAGGTCAAACCCCTCATTTCGAGCGCCGGTGCGCTTCAGCACCCATTCAAACCTTTGGCGGCCTTTGACGTAACGCAGCACCTTTTTCTCAGCAGTGAGGGTGTTGAAGTAATATTCATCGTATCCCTTGTCGGGATCGTCCGGGAAATGGCAATACCCGCCACACGGCTCATCGACCATCTGGGGCGGGTTCACTTTCAGTCTCTGCATCACAATATCTTTCCCGCTATCAACACCAATCGGGAATAGCAAGGCCCCCACGCGGTTGCTTGTGCTGGCCTTGCCGACAAACGGATATGCACCACTCCGGCCCTTCACCGCGTAAACATGGCGCAGCTCTCTCGGCTTGCAGTACCGATACACCATCAGCGCCTTGTAGCCGGAGTCAACGCACATGCAATCAATTTTGAGCGCAGTGCCATCGGCTCTATAAAAGGATTTCTCCAGCAGTTCATCCAGCCGTTCCCATACCTCTTGTTTATCAGGATCTCCAGGAATACGAAGATACTGGATGCCCCAATTCTCTTTTTGAACGCCCCATCCAACAATTTCAACCTCCAGGCGGTCTACCTGTACATCCACGCTGGCGGTCAGGACAATAACACGGTCAGGCACATCGCAGCCATAGGTTTCGCGCCGCGCCAGGAAATCCTCCACATCGACCGACTCGCCATCCTCTTCCCAGATTTGGCCCAGGACGGTATTCACCCATTCCTTCATCAGTTCAATATTGCCATTTTTGAGGGCGGCGTTTGCCTTAAGAAACTCCTCCACAATCTCTTTCCATGATTTCCACGGGCTTGCCAGCGCGTTCAAATGGAAGCCGCGAACCTCGCGCTCTGGATATTTTGCGATGTACTCTCCGCGCGATTGCGCCCGTTTCCAATCCACCTCATCTGACAATGTACCGCACTTGATGCAACTGTGTCCAATTTGGTCAAGATTATCACGGTCAAAAACAATTTGCCCCCATTCCAGGGGCTGCAGATGGCCGCAAACAGGGCATGGAACATTCCATACCTCCTGAGTGCTGTTCTCGTACTCCATCTTAATTCTGGATGTTTCGTCTGATGGGGTGGAGAGTAGCACAATCTTTTTGTTCCAGAATGTGCTTGTGCGCGTTTCAACCAACGCGACCGGATCGCCTTCTTTGCCCGCGGACTCGGAATATCGGTCTACCTCATCCAGAAAGACAATGCGAACCGGCCAAGATGAAAGAGAACTTGGAGAATTCGCGCCGATAAACATTACAAATCCGCCTGGAAATTGCTTTAAACGAATGGTGTTCCCGCTACTTTTGGAATTGCTGATTAGCTTTGAGAGGACTGGTGTATCTCGCACCGCCGGTGTAAAGCGTTCTTTTGAAAAGCCCTCGGCCAGTTCGATTGTCGGCAGCATAACCATGATGCGACCAGGGTCTTGGTGCATGAAATACCCCAGGGCATTTAGGATAAACGCCTCGGTTTTTCCTAACTGCGCCCCGCTCATTACCACAACGCGCCTTATCCTGGGATCGGAGATTGCATTCATGATTGCGCGCTGATACGGCGCTTTGTCCGTTCGCCAACGACCGGCATCCGAATTCCCTTCGGATAATATCCGAAACTCGTTGGCCCATTCGGTCAGCTTTAAATCTGCTGGCGGCTGGAACCGGGCAAATATTTTTTTAAATAGCCGAAAAGTATGCTCCGGTATCCCTTCGATAAGTACGGTATCTGATGGGATTGCGTCACCCTTTTTCATCGATTCCGCTCACCTCATCCGTATATTCTGCCAGCGCGCCATCGAATTCGGCAAGTTCCTCAAGCGCCTCGCGGATATTGGCGGTCAGAAACTCGCTGATTTCATTCAAATCGGCCATGTCCTTTAGCGCGGGGCTGCACTTGCTCGGAATGGACATTAGCCGGTTTTTGCACCGGGTAATCATATCGGACACGATGCGCTCCACAGTCTCGCTGTCGTGGGCATCGCGGCGCATAAGGGCAAGTTCCAACTCCTGGCGCTCCCTTTTTGTTTTAGCCAGTCGCGCCCGCTCCGTGTTAAAATCGGATGTTTGGCTGCTGTCGGCGGCCTGGCGGCGCAAATACTGGATATAAGCGTGGATGGTCGGCTGCAGTTCAAAATATCCCTTACGGGCCTCTGCCAATACACCCTCATCACGGAGTTGCCGGACGCGGCGCTCCGTAAGATCCAAAACGGATGCAATCGTCTTAGAATTATACAACCTCAAGCCTAAACCACCCCCAAAAAAGGTATTTTTTCAAAAATTCTGTAAAATGCGGAAACGGTAAAAAATTTTTGAGACATAGAAAAAGCGCGCGCTATTCGCACCCGCTTGGGAGAAAATGCGTCTGGGAGTACCTACAGGCCGAGGAGATCGTCACCGAGTATAGCGCCATCCTCTCCCTCATCTTCCAGGTCGACTTCAATGTATCCCTGCACTCTTTTCTTCAGCAACTCCAGGCGCTGCCACTCAATCGACAGGCGCTCCCGTTCGTTTCGGCAGCGCATCAGGGCTTCTGTTACCTTGGTGATGCGGCCCTGCGTCTTGTCCAGTTCAGCCTCCAGCTTTATCAGGCGGTCAAACGTACTGGTGGTGTAGGTGACAGTCTTTTCGCCCTTGGGGGTCTGCTCCCGCACAACCCCCTCAAGTGACAGGCCGCCCCTGGCCCCCTCCTCTGCCTTGATGCGCCGCTTCAAACGCCGGGCTTTTATAACTAAATCTTGTAACTGTACTAACAGTATTTGCTCTTCATCTGGTTCTATGGCCTCAAGCAATGTGCGCTCATCATCATCCAGGGTATCAAAATACACCTTGGAATAAGCCCCGTGTTTTTCGGCATGTGTGTTGCGAGGCGGGCCACCGATGCCGCCCCGATTTCCCTGGGCATTTTTATTCCCTTTCGGAGCGCCGGGTTTCGGTATGGTTTTCTCTTCCCATTTATCCTCACTCTTCCACCGAGAAATAAGGCGTGGGGATTCGCTAAGTTTCTTGCCGATTTCTTTTGGCGTCAAGGTTCGCCCGGATTTTTCCCACAACTTATATGCCTTATTGCGGTTTGGATTTCTCTGCCTTGGCACTCCCACCACCTCTCTCAAATTGAGTTGGTTTTATAAAGTCAAAAACGAAACTCTGTGGAAATGGTTTCAAAATCCATCGTGGTTCCGTTGCGTAAAAGCTGTATTTTGCCCCCTTCAACATTGTACAAAAAGCGGCGCACCATCAGATCACAATATCGCGGATCATCATCCATGGTATAGCAGAGCCGCCCCACCTGATCGCATGCAATCAGCGTGGAGCCGCTCCCCCCAAACAAATCCAGGACGATGCCACCCTTTGGGCTGCTGTTCTGGATGGGGTAAGCCATCAGCGGGATGGGCTTCATCGTTGGATGCTCGGCGCTCCGCACCGGCCTGTCAAAGTTCCAGATGGTGGTTTGGCTGCGATCAGAATACCATTTGTGCGCGCCTGTCGGCTTCCATCCATACAAAACCGGTTCATGCTGCCATTGATAATCCTGCCGCCCCATGACCATGGTGTTTTTGGCCCAGATGCAGCACTGCGCCAACTTTAGGCCGGATTCACGGTATGCGCGCCTCACTGTTTCACCCTCACTGTCCGCATGGAAAACATAAACGGCGGCCCCGTCCTTGATGCTGGCATAAATATTCCGATGAACGGATAAAAGGAACTCGTAATACTGCTCCTGGGGCATGTTATCGTTTTTAATAGTCAGTTTATCGGCTGTTTTTCCCTCATAATCCACATTGTATGGTGGATCAGTCAGGCACATATCCGCCAGAGAGCCGTGCATCAGAACCGCAACTGTATCCGCGCAGGTGCTGTCGCCGCACATAAGGCGATGGCTGTTGAGCATCCAAATGTCGCCGGGCTGCGAATATGGAGATTCCTCCGGGTCGATATCACCCTCAAAACCATCATCCTTCGCTTCTTTGGCCGGTTCCAACGTGGCGAGGATATCGTCTAGCGCGTCCTGGGCAAAACCGGTTAATGTAAGATCATAGCCGATCTGCTGCAGTGCGTCCAACTCGGCGGCCAGCGCATCGAAATCCCATGCGGCATATTCGGCAGTTTTATTGTCGGCAATACGAAACGCCTTGATTTGCTCTGGGGTAAGGTCATCCGCTTGGATACACGGCACTTCATCCATGTTCAGCAGGATAGCGGCTTTGTACCTGGTATGCCCTGCAATGATCACGCCATCTGCATCAATGAGAATGGGAACGCGAAATCCGAATTCCTTTATACTGGCCGCAACCGGCTCCACTGCAGCATCATTGTTTCGGGGGTTGTTCTCATAGGGGGTAATTTTGCTGATACGCTTCTGGATGATTTTCATAATGCACCTCTCAAAAATGGAAGTCCAAATAATCGCGCACTTTTTCTATCACTTGCGGCGGTATTTGGCTTATTCTCTCATCCCATGCCTCTTGCATCAGCGTATAGGTGCAGATGTTCAGTTTTGAACTTCCGTATAGCTTGAACTTAGAGCAGAAAAAAACTCCGTTCTGCTGCGGAATACAAAATTCACACTCACACATCATGCTCACAACCAATCAAAATAAAAAAACTCGCGCCCCGGCAGTTGCTACTACCAGGACGCGATATACGGAAAGGGGGGATCTGTGGGCGGCTCTCCACACTACTATTTTAACACCCTTTTTCCGTATAAATAGTACATTTTTCAAAATACCGCTTGATTATCCTGCGAGGGTATTGTTCATCACATTTGGGATGCCCCATCTTCCTGGCGATTTTGCGCCAGCCCCATCCGTCAATATACCGCCAGCCAATAATCAAGCGGATGTGCGATTCTTCCACTGCATCGATGTATTCTTCGATTTCTGTTTCCAGGTTAAGCAGCTTTATGATCCTGTTTTCCCGGATAGCTTCCAGCTTCATGATCTGCCGTTGCAGCTTGCCCCCATCGGGATAACCCGCTATTTGGATAACATGCGGATCAAACCTTGTCGGAGTCGAACCTATGACGGTATCAGCAACCCTCTCGCTCTTTTGGCCCTCCAGCCTGTTTATCCTCTCTTCAAGAGCGGAGATTTCTCTTTTTAAATCCCTATATTGCTCTAAATACTCCAGTGTCATAAGGCCAACCCCTCTCATAGACGCAAGATAAGCGCGCCGAATTAGCTTATTCTTCTACCAGTATCCCTTTATCCTTCTCCATGGCATATTTCATCTCATTGCGCGCCCCATCGCTGTGGGGCCAGTCGCGGAGGAAATATACATCGGTGCTGGCATCGATCATGGCGTAAGTGATGGGAAAATATGCTTCATAATCCAAGCCCATGGGTAATGCGGCAGGGTTCAGCACGATATACCCATCAGTCTCCAATTTCTCTTGGGCCTTTGCGAATTTAACTCTGTAATTTGGATCGCCGGTTATCTTGCCCGCTATGTATACCACCGGTCTGGGCAGTTCCGGTGTTGTGCCAAAACTCTTTAACAAACCGGAAAAGCTGGCGCTCAACATCTCTCCGAATGTCATGCTTTTCGATTCCTGGGGTTCGGGTTCTCTTTGTTTGGTCACCGGCTCCGCGTCACCATCCGCCGCAGTAATTTCAACAATGCCATATATGCCATCGGCGGAGTATTTGCCCCAGACATCCTCCAACCACTCCCATCCGTAGGTGAAATGGACGGTATAGCCCTCTTTTTTTGCGCTGCAGCCATCGTTATCACGATAGTCAACCACACCGCACCGCCTATTACCTTCTTTGCCAACCCAGATCGGCTGGCCGACTTGGTTTTGTATATCCTCCATCGAGTTCATACGCCCGACATTTGCAACTTTATCCACCATGGCCTGTTCCTCCTTTTCGCTTAAGCG